AAAGCTTTAAGCAAGAGGGTACAATTGAACTGCGTGGTACTGAGACTGTTGGCGAAGCACATAGAATTGCTAATGTCAACTACAACACCACGATGGGTTGGATCTGGTGTCAGATTGACGGATTCCAGCAAGGTGAAACTCCCTCCTATGGATGGAGAGAGTGGGGCGTTATCGGTGCTGATGCACTGACCACCTATACTACTGGCACTGGTTCTACTTCGATTGCTACAGGCGATGATATGCGCCTGGGTATCAACCTCAAGAACACTCGCGTTACCAACGGTAGCGTGGTTCCTCAGCAGACTCTGGACGTTGAGGGTTCTGGTATCTTCCGCAACTCTTTGTGGGTTGGTGGCGACAACCTGAACCCCAATGGTATCCACACCTTCCGTGCTTTCGATGATGATGGCAACGGCGTGGGTCGTGTTTCGATCAACACTGGTGACACAGCTGAGGTTACTGGCGCTGTTGGTCTCTGGGTTGGCGGTGACATCATTGTCCGTGGCGGTTCTGCTGGAACTCTGCCTGTCGAATCTGTTGGCGGTGGTCAATCTAATGGTAACCTGACAATCGACGGCACTCTGACCGCTCTGGGCAATGGTCAGCACGAACTGGTTGGTGATCTGACAGTCACTAAGGCACTCTATGTGAGAGGTGGTCTCAATAAGATGTATCAGATTGACTCTGGTACTACTCTGAAGAGTGATATTGATCAAAGACAAACTGATGATTCTCTGAATTATGTGACCTATGCTGGTCAGAACCTTGTGGTTGGTGATGCAGTTTGGGGTAACGATCACTTCGACGATGCTTCTACTGCAAAGCTTGTCGTTAAGGCAGATGGTTCTGCTCGTATCGGTGATGCTGATGGTGGTATCCAGATGGATGCTAACAGCAATGTGTCTATCGGTGAGGCAACTCCTAGCTCTACAGAGAGACTGTGGGTTAACGGTTCTACTAAGATTGAGATCAGTGCTACCGAAGCTATTACAGTCTTCGATGATGCTGACCTGCGTCTTAAGATGACACCGACTGGTCAGATTGACTTCGTTGGCGACGGCACTGCTAGCGATCCTAACTCCAGACTGCACTCTACTGGTGCACTGACTCTGGGTGATGACCTTACTATTAAGAAGACTGACATCAATGCTGATACAACGTTCTCCGTTGACTCTGCTACAGGTAACACAGTTATTGGTAACGATAACGATAACTCTGGTACACTGAGAGTTCACAGCGATACTCAGTCTGATAGCACTGTTACTGGTGCTGTTATCGTTGATGGTGGTGTTGGCATTACTAAGAACCTGAATGTTGGTGGTAATGGTATTGTTACTGGCAACCTCGAAGTTGAAGGTGGCGGTTTAGATGTTAACTCTGGCGGCACTAATAACTTCAAAGTCAATACTGATGGTAGTATTGACCTGAATCAAGTTTCTGGTTACTTTACACCTACCGCTGGTCGTAAGTGGGTTGAGGTAAGTTCTGACACTACTGTCGCTTCTAATACTAACTACTATATTAATACCTTCACTGGAACTGAGCTTACAATCACATTGCCTGCATCACCTCAAAAAGGTGATCAGATTCGTTTCCTGGATGTTACTGACGCTTTGACTTATAACAAGCAAATCAAAATTGCATCTGGAACTGGTGGTGCACCTATTCAGGGTGACGCTACTGGTGAGTTGATTATTCAAACACCTGGCGCAGGTCTCGGTTTACTTTACATCAATGCTGTTATCGGCTGGCGTTTAATCGAACTCTAATGTCAAAAAATCTAGAAGAAATTCGCGGTTTTAAAAATGCCGCGATCGGTACAATTATGGCGTGGTCGGGGAGTAGTAGTGAGCTCCCCACAGGATGGTTGTCTTGTGATGGTGCTGCTGTAGGTAACGATGATTATCCTTTATTAAAAGCTGTCATTGGATATACCTATGGTGGTTCTGATGTAGCGAATGAGTTTGAGCTTCCTAATTTGAATAATGGTAGAGTTCCTTTCCATAAAGGATCTACTTACACTGGTCAAGGTGGCAATAATAGCGGAAGTACAACCTTGAATGCAGACTGGTCTATTAATGGTAGACCTAATAAGACTATTCAATATACTGCTGCTCAGGTTAATTCTAATGATGGCAACAATGCCTTTACTAGGAATCTTCACTTCCAGAGTAGAATGATGAGTCTTGAAAATCTTCCTGGTCACGGACATAACCCTAATATCAAGACTCTTAACAGTCAGCATACTGGTAACCCCTCTGGAGAAAGTGGTGGTGATATTACCTTTCAAACTGCTAGATCTGTTATTACTAGAGGTCATCTTCCCAGAGTGGGTGGTCCTAATGATTATGAAAATAATAGAATGTCTAAACCTCCTCAAGCTCACGGGCACGAAGCGATTAGAGCTACAGTAGATAAAGGAAACTTGTCTATTCCTGCGTATGATGAGACTTATAATTCTGATAATATGGCAGTTACCAATTTTCCTAACTTAGGTAATGCTTCTCTTGATTTTACGCAACCGTACCAGACAGCAGTCTATATCATCAAAGCATACTAAATATCTCAGAGCATCATAGTCAATGGCAAAAGTATATGCTAGTATTAGAGGAGCTCAGGGTGTTGCACCTGGAGTGATTGTTCCTTTTTCAAAGGAATGTCAATCTGATGCAAATTTATTAGAACGTGTTCCTGGTGGATACTTACGTTGTGATGGTAAAATATATCAAGCACGTGATTATCCTGGACTAGCTAAAGTCATTGGTGTAGGTCCATCTGGAGGTAATGGTATCAGAGCTTGTCCATTTCCGCCTGGATTGAGTGGGGCACAATTGACCAATCCCACACTAGATGCTGATGGCAATTTCACAGCTGGTAGTTTTGCAGTTCCTAACTTAGGTGCTAAGGTTTTACTTCCTAGTACTGCAGCGGGTCAACAGTTTATTGGTAATAGTGTTAGCGGTAGCATTTATGAAAGAGCTGGAGTAGGATATGTTGCGACTATTTTGCCAACCGTTACTACAACGATATCTGGAAATATTATAGATTCCGAAAAAACTTCTAATCTTTCTGGTAACGGAACTTTTAGTTATCCAAACGGAACTACTTCATCAACAAACTCTATTGATATCGGAAAAACTGCAGCTCACATTCACGAGGATACTTGGTATCAATCTGATATGAGACCTCAGAGTTTTGATACTGACCTGCAAGAAGATAATATTAGTATTGATATTATCGCATACGATATAGGATTCACTACGATTACCCATAATGGTGCAAGTATTTCACATAACCACTCAATTTCTGGTGGTAGTTGTAGCAATAATTTGCAATTTACTAGAGCACAAACTACAATCAGCTTTTCTGGATCTAGTGCAAGTGCAAACGTTTCTGCTGATCCCAGAAAATCCTTAGATCACCTTACAACACCGTACATCATCGTAGAGTATATCATTAAAATCTGATGGCAAAGTATTACTCTCAAACGCAAGCATCCTGGACAGGAGTTCAAGTCGGCACCATTTGTATGATGCCGAAAGATGAGAATGGAGACTATTTTGCTCCTGCAGGATGGCAGGAATGTAACGGTAGATCTCTGAATCCAAATGAATTTTATGCACTGTATGAAATTATTGGTACCACGTATGGTGGTGACGCAGCTGGCAGTACATATGGTCAGTTCACTGGAACGTTTAAGGTACCTGATTTAAGAGATAGGAAAGCTATTGGTACAGGTAGAATTAGACCAGAAGATGCTTCATCTGCACAATTAGAAGGTCATTTGGGTGGTCCGAGTGGTTACGGTACAGATGTATGTGGAACGTATGGCGGTAAAAACGTTATGCGTATTTCTGACGTTGCTAGTAGAGTTCAAGTTATTGGTAATCCTAGTATTAGTTTGAATCCGACTAGTCCGACACTCAATACTAGCTTGGTTGGAAGTAGTTATCTGGAAGTTGCGTCAGGATCTATTTCTAATCATACTGCACAGAATTATCCAGCTCATACTCACGATACTGGATTTACAGTTATCACAACTCCTGGTACAGGTGCTAGTATTACTCTTGATAGAACTAGTCCTGGTGATGGTGATACAGGAGTTAACGTAAACTCAAATATACATAGCACATCAAATTGGCAAGATCTAGCTGTTGCAACAGCTGGTAATAGAGCATTTACTAAGCAACCTCACTCGCATTGGATATCGTGGGATCCTAGTATTTGGCAAACTACTTCATATCACAGGT